GTTTGTTCAAGCAGGTCGGCAGGTACCCCCTTAAGCTTCCAGCAAACCTGTATCGTCTTAAGTGGTCGACGATATTTCTCCTCCCACTCTGAGTAACAAGCAAGCTTGTTCTTCATTGTGGGGAAGCAGGTAAGTAACTTAGCCAGATACTTGTTATCTGGACTAAGCTGCGTGAAGATAAGGGTGGATAACTTGGCTGAAGTATCACACTTCTTCCAAGAATCCATAAGAGGTTTGAGCTTAAGATACTTCTTGTAGACGACATCTGCCCGAAAGCAGATGGCCTCACAAGCTATATCTCGCGCTGCCTCATTAATCCTATCACTTCCAAGACTAAGTGAAGTCTTAAAATCAGTCCGAAAGACGCTCATCGTAGGCAATAATGCCTTGATAGAGTCGACAATCGTGACCCTTGGCATACTCTGTAGACCAAACCGTAAAGGTAAGATCTCCAAAGTACCCAAGGTCTGAATTAAGACCACCTTAGCAGCTATATCTAACTTCCCTAATTGCCGTGCCTCAACGATCTGTTTGTAAACAGTCGGAGACACAACCAACTTCAGGTAAGCTGAGAACCAGCCGGGTTTGCTAAAATCAACCAGACCTCGTCTGACCGACCTTAATGCCATTTCAACGCGCTTAACGGGGTTATACGCGGAAAACTCCTCTCTCAATGAAATTGGAGAGAAGTTTCTCATATACTGGAGTATCTGCGACGCAAAGTCGAAGAACCCATTAGATGATTGAAGTGACTTAGGAAGGGAGATGGGGACCTGGAGGAGTTTACAAACCTCAAGGTAGGATTTGGCGACCGACTCGTCCCCGATGACTATGTCATCTCCTAGTATTCGGTAACCCCAAAAGGGATACTTTTGTACTTTGGAGGCGGCATACTGGACTAACGAATGGTGAACTAACGCCATTGATGCCCACGAAGACAGCGCACCCATTGGCTGTCCGCGTCGGTATCGTGTTACTCCAGACATAGTATTCTCGGGCGATTTCTCGTCCTTGTAATAATAGTGGAACCATCGGTCAACGAGAAGGTCCATCCAAACTGAGGCCCTCTCACCAGTCCAAAAAGCGCTAAACACGATACGATATAGCTCTTGAGGAATCATTTCTGTTGCGCTCTTGAGATCGAAAGAGTAAACACTCTTACCGACCTCTTTTGCGAACGTACGGAGACTACCCTCTTGGGAGAAGGTAGCATCCGTGGGAAGTGACGCCAAAAGATCGAACATCCATTCGTGAATAGGCTTTAAGGCCTGCTGACTCCACCAATCAACAATGGCGATAACCCGAACCTTCCCAGCTGGCTCCTGTAAGAAGCTCAGCTTGGTTAGTTTAGGTGTCACCATTTCATCGGAATCCTCAGAGAGCCACGACCAAGTCGCGGGTCCCTGGGATATCCATGGCTCCCTCACGGGAGGTTGGTAGTAGAAGTCAGGGAGCTTGTTATCCATTGGTAATCCAGCGAATAACTTGTCATGCCAGTCATAGACTCCTTCCTGTTTCCGCGCCTTAGATTGACCTTTTACGGTCTTAGGATTAGGGAGGCCTTTGGCCTCTCTTTCCATCTCAAGGTAAAGAGACATGTAGTCGTCTAGACCAGCCGACTTGTTATAACCCGTTTGCTCACCAATTTGCCGAGTCATTTCTGGGATCATTTTCATCATGGCTTTGTAAAGCCATTTTGTAATGCCCCATACCGATGCAAATCGGAATACAGGTACCAAAGAAAGCAACTTAGTTGCTTCGATGTCACCTGCTAATGATTTAGCCAACAGTGACTCGACATAAGCAATTAGGTCGAGACAGATCTTTACCAGATCCCTTACTGTTGTATTGGGAGTAATCGGGCGTTCGGTTAGAGTTGTACTTATCCAACCAGTTTTGGAAGCAACACTGCGCATCCATCCGAATAAATCCGGAAGGAGTCCAGCGAGAGCTGGGCGCATGTTGGGACCAGACTTGAAGGTTGAGTAGAACTCCGGCTCAGAATAATCTGGCTTAGGTTTTCTGGCCAACACGTCCTTAAATAAAGTCAAGAACTTTATTTGGAACAGGGCAAAGTCATGTACAATCCATTCTGGAAGATCCACCGGTGTTGAAACAACACCAGAAAGATCTGGCTTTGGTGATTTTACTACCATAGCCTTGTAATAATGGAGAATTGAAATCCATAGACGAATGCTCTGGACCGGGCGTGACCGAAGTACGCTGCGAACCTGGGATGGCAGGGCCTTGGGCAGTCCGCCACAGAGACGAATCCGAATACCCAAATCCTTCGTAGAAGAATAAGGGTTCTTGCCTAAGTATGACTTTACGCATAACGCGTAGATTTTAAGTCGCTTAGTCAAGAGGAGACCTCCCTGTGTGCGGAAGATGAGTGCAACGTGTTCAGCGAATTCATTCAAAGAACTACGAAATCCTCGTCCAGATGCCAGGCCAAAGAGCTTAAAGTGAAGAAGGTGTCCCCACTCTAAGGTTAAATCCACAATGTTTCCATTGTTGATTTCGACCGCAGGCTGAGGTATATTCTCACTAATCTCTGAGTTTACACGAGCAGATTTGCTAGAGACGTAATGGTTTATGAATTTAATCATTGGGCTTTGAAAAGCCCCCCATACGCGTCCCTTTGCATCTCTACCCGTGCCCAAACCATCGTTTAAAAAACTATGTTGGGACCTTTTGGGGGAACCCTTAAGGTTAGATTTAGATGAAGTGGGCTGATCAGTATTGGGACTGTCCTTAGGAGTGGCCAAAACCACCACCGCTACATCATTACTGATCCAGGTTTTCTGGGCGGCAATGTATGATCGCGGAGACAGATACAGGATATTGGAGGGATCCATTGGATCAACAACTGCATAGTTGCCTCCTTTAACCTGATTCCAATCGACCTGTGCATACAGGTGATGGTCTGGTCGTTGACGACATATACCGGTAGTGTGGAAGAGCTGGGCTCGAAAGAACGTCCGATGGTAAATTGAAAAGTTTATCATTAGATTAGTATTTTGAGTTTAGACCCTAGACTACTCCTCTTTCGGAACGAATTCCGGGAGCAGGTCGCTTCGGCGAGCTGGTCTTTGGATAGGTTTCATAGAGAGTTGTTTAGACTCGCTTTTCCTCGCTACCCACCTACTTCTCCCAAGCCTGAACGACTCTCCTCGGTCAGGATTCCCTGATCGGGGTGGTTGTCTCCAGCTTCACCCTCAATTGGTTCGGAGGGCACTTTTATAGTGTTCAAAGATCCATCGAGTGGGCCCGCTTTGCTTCTGGGAACCGGTACTACCTTCTTTTCAGTAGTCCGTGCCTCTCAAGCTCAGTTGGGGACTGAGACATGATCAATCCCTAGAACGGGAGCCCTAAAGATCTTACCACCTCGGTGGAAGAACGTTCGACAGATTGTTCTGTTTTAGTTGAACACCAGAGAGCCAGAGGTCCACCTTTCACAAGGTGACCTCAGAGTTCATCCAGACCTAGTTAAACTAGGACCGAAATCCTGTTTTATAGAGACAGGACGGACTCCACCTCTATTAACCCAAGAGGTAAAGGAGGGGGCCCAGCCCCAGTTAGATATAGTCCCGGGTTTATTCAGGACATCCTTCTGGAACTGTGCAATAGGCATGGAAGAGATCCCTGGTTAGAGGAAACTCGACCACGTCTCAACCACCGGTTCA